GCCTCTAATACTGGGGGGCCGCGGGTACCTGCTTCTGTTTTTGGCGGCGCGGCCCGCAAGGAGGTTTGAAGACAATGACAACAGCCCAGTGGGTGTTTGAGCGGGCGATGTTTTTGATGGACGAGGCGGACGAGGACAGTGGACTGGCGGATACGGCGCAGACCAGGGAGTACAAGGGGCGTACCCTGGCGATCCTGAACGTGCTGCGGGGGGAGTGCTTTCCCGCGTCCGACACCTGCCCCGGCGGCGAGGGAGGCAAGCGGCCTGTGTGCCCGGAGATCGTGGACTTTGACACCGACCTCGGCCTGGACGACTACCTGGGCCAGAGCGTGCTGCCCTACGGGTTGGCGGCCCATCTGCTGCTGGACGAGAATCCCAGCCTGGCCTCCTTTTTCCAGCAGCGGTATCAGGAGCTGCTGCTCCGGGCCAGGCAGAGCTGCCCCGCCCAGAGCGAGGACATTGTGGACCTGTACGGCGGCATCGAGTACGGCAGGTTCGCCCGATGGTAGGAAGGGGGTGATTCCATGGCAAATGTCATCACCACAGACAGCACAAAGATCTATCAGCTTACCCAGTGGCTGGGGCTGAACGAGTCCCCGGACGGGGACACGGGGTTAAAGCTGGGCGAGGCGGCCCAGATGCGCAATTTCCGGGTGACCCGGGAGGGGCACTTGCAGATCAGGCCGGGGTACGCCCGCCTGTGCGCCCCGGCGGAGGGCGCCCCGGTGCGGGGGCTGTGGAGCGGATACGTGGGCGGGACGCTGCGCCTGCTGTGCGCCTGCGGGGGGCGGCTGTGGGCGCTGGACCGGGAGAGCTGGCAGGCGGAGGACCTGGGGGAGATCGCCGACGATGAGGTGTCCTTCTTCGGCTTTGCCCAGAACGTGTACCTGCTGACCGGGCGCGAGTTCTACCGCTGGAGCGGGGCGGGGCAGGTGGAGGCGGTGGAGGGCTATGTGCCCATTGTGACCACCGCCACGCCCCCCGCCGGGGGCGGCACCCTGCTGGAGCGGGTGAACCTGCTGACCGGCAAGCGCCGGGGGGTGTTCTCCCCCGACGGCACCTCCACGGTGTTCCAGCTGTCGGAGACGCAGGTGGACGAAGTGCTCTCGGTGGAGGGCACCGACGTGGCCTGGACGGCGGATCTGCAGGCGGGCACCGTGACCTTCTCCAAGGCCCCCGCCAAGGGGGTGAACACCGTGACCATCACCTGGCGCAAGGGAGAGGGGGACCGGGACAGGGTCACCGCCATGCGCTTTGCCGAGTTCTACAACGGCGCCGCCGACACCAGAGTGTTCCTCTACGGGGACGGCACCAACCAGGTGCTCTACTCCGACCTGGACGAGAACGGCACCCCCAGCGCGGAGTATTTCCCCGACCTGAACGTGGTGGCGGTGGACGCGGCCAACACCCCGGTGACCGGGCTGATGCGCCACTACAACCAGCTGATCGTCTACAAGAGCGACAGCACCTTTATGGTGCAGTACGGCGCCACCACCCTGGACGACGGCACCGTGACCGCCGGGTTCTACGTGACCCCGGTGAACCGGGAGATCGGCTGCGAGGCCCCGGGACAGGCGCGGCTGGTCAGCAACTGCCCCAGGACCCTGTTTGGCCGGTCGGTCTACGCCTGGGAGCTGTCCTACTCCGCCTCCTACGCCCGGGACGAGCGCAGCGCCAAGCGGATCAGCCAGCGGGTGGAGAGCACCCTGGGGGGCTTCGAGCTGTCCCAGTGCGCCACCTTCGACGACGAGCGCCAGCAGGAGTACTACGTGCGCTACCGCGACCAGGCCCTGATCCACAACTACGGCAACGACACCTGGTACTACTACGACCACTTCCCCGCCCGGCAGATGGTCCGGGTGGAGGGGGAGCTCTACTTCGGCACGGAGGACGGGGCGATCATGGGCCTGTCCCGGGAGTACCGAAACGACGACCTGGCGGCCATCGACGCCTACTGGGAGTCGGGGGCCATGGACTTCGCGTGCCCCTGGCGGCGGAAGTACAGCGCGGAGCTGTGGCTGTCCATCAAGCCGGAGAGCCAGGGGAAGGTGACCGTGACCGCCCAGTCCAACCGGCGCTCGGAGTACGTCAAGAAGGATGTGGCGGCCAGTCTGGCCAATCTGACCAACGTCAGCTTTGCCCACTGGTCCTTCCGCACCAACCGCAAGCCCCAGGTGCAGCGGGTGCGGCTGAAGGTGAAGAAATTCACCTTCTACAAGCTGATCCTCAGCAGCTGCTCCGCCTCCGCCGCGGCCACGGTGCTGTCGGCGGACCTGCGGGTGCGGTACGCGGGGAAGACCACATGAGGGCGTTTTTTGAAAACGAGGTGAAAGGAATTGAGTCTTTCTAAACTGACCAAGGACATGGCTGTGATCCAGAAGCTGGACGACGAGCCCAACGACGTGGGCGGGCTGACGGCGGCGCAGCTGAAGGGAAAATTCGACGAGGCGGGGGAGGCGGTCAAGGCATTTTTGAACGAGACCCTGCTGCCCGAGCTGGACAGCCCCCAGGCGGCGGGCAATTTAGGGGCGCAGCTGGGCGGGGAGGAGATGACCGTCCAGCAGGCGCTGGAGACCCTCCACAGCGCCACCCTCCAGGCGGGCAACGTGCCCGTGGGCGGCGGCGCCGGGGAGGTGCTGCAAAAGCGCTCGGGGGAGCTGTACGACCTGGAGTGGCGGCCGCTGTTTACCACCGTCCCCTTTTCCGCCCAGGACTGGGTGCTCCAGGAGGGCTCCAGTGCCGAGGACGGTGAGGAGATCGAGACGCAGGAGGACACGCAGGGCAGCCAGGAGACCGAGGCAGAGGACGACGACAGCGGGGACAGCGCGCCCCTCTACCGCCTGACCATCTCCGGCGAGGTGCACCACCGGCGAAACGGGACCTTCGGCTTTGCGCTGCGCCACCAGGTGGATGGCGTATGGAAAAGCAACACCTGGGCGGCCTTGGGCACCCAGGTGGTCTACGAAGAGGAGACCGGGGACGTGGCCCTGCTCTCCCCCGACGCCTACGACGGCGCGGCGCTGTTCTACGGCGGACAGGAGAGCGCATGAGCGAGCTGGACCAGGCCCGGGAGCGGAAGGCCGCCCTGTATCAGCGGTACAAGCAGGCCCGCGCCGCCCTGCTGGACGCCGCCGACGCCGGCGAGCGGGCGCGGCAGCGGGAGCGGGTGCGGATGCTGAAGGAGATGTACCAGGAGGCCTGTCAAGAGGTGACCCGGCTGGACCCGGAGCGGGCGGCGGGGAAGGAGCCGGCAGGCAGGCACGGGAAGAAGCCCGTCTCCCAGGTGGACACCGCCCTGGCCTGCGGGGCGCTGTGGTCCGACCTGGAGGGGACCGCCTGGTCCGCGGTGGAGGGGGCGCGGTGGGACGCCCTGCCCGCCACCGGGCGGCAGAGCCGACAGGTGCAGCAGCTGGTCAGCGCGGGGATGGCCCTGTGTACCCCCCTCCAGGCCCAGTGTCTCCACGACTACTACGTGGAGGAGCTGACCCAGGAGGAGATCGGCCAGCGGCGGGGGGTGGCCCGGTGTACCGTGTCCCGGGTGCTGAAGCGGGGGCGGGAGCGGGTGGAGACCTATGTGACCGCCAAGCTGCTGCTGGGCCGGTGCGTGGACGGGCGGGGTCTATTTGACTATCAGCTGTTCCTGAACAGCGCCAAGGTGCTGACCGAGCGGCAGAAGGAGCTGGTCTACCTGGTGCTGGCCCGGGACACCTCCTACCGGGACATCGCCGGATACCTGGACCGGGCCACCTGCACCGTGTCCCACGGGGTGGAGCGGCTGGAGGAGAAGCTGCGGGTGTTTTCCGTCGATCTGGACCCCCGGCTGTCCGCCGTGGGGGTGAAGCGGGTGGACTGGGCCGCGCGCCGGGAGAAGGAGTTAGCGGAGGACTTGGGGCTGACCCCGGCCTTCTACTATGGCGTCGTGTGCCGGGGCAAGACCCAGGACGAGCTCCCCCTGCTGTACTGCGCCATTCTGGACCGCCTCGACGCCGGGGAGAGCATCCCCCAGGCGGCCCGGAGCTTAGGCTGCTCCGACACCCTGGTGCGCCGGGTACGCCGGGACCACGGGGACCGGCCCCGCGCCCCGCTCCGGGAGGACTACCGGCCCAAGCGCCAGCGCAGGGCCAGGCCGCCGGAGAACCCCTTCGCGGCCCTGGGGGGCGGGGACGCCATTCTGGACAGGATCGACGCGGACACCTACCGGCGGCTGCAAGAGCGCTTCGGGGGGCAGGGCCATGCTGATCCATAAGCGCACCCTGGGCGTGCTCCAATGGGTCTGGGACGGGGTCAGCTACGAGACCTTCCAGGGGGCGCGCTGCCCCAAGCTGAAGGCGGCGACCCTGGCCGCCTGCGGCCTGGAGGCCGGGGACTGGTGGGAGATCTCCAACGGCGCCCCGCTGGCCCGGCAGATCGCCCGGTGCTACCCCTTTTTCGACCCGGTGGTGGTGGAGGGGGAGCTGGTGGGGATCCAGCCATGGCCACCCTGGCGGCGGTACGGGGAGGAGGCGCCGGAACAGCCGCAGACGCCCCGGCCCAGGCGGCGGGGGAAGTACAATAGGAGAGTGAGGAGTGAGATAAGAGATAAAAGTGAGATAAGAGATAAAAGATAAGAGATAAGAGATAGGGGGACCCCAACGAAGCCCAGCGAAGCGGGTTCGTTGGGGATACGAGAGCCCGTTAGCGGCTTTGCCGCTTACGGGGCTCCATGCATGGCCAGCTCTAAGCACCAAAGGTGCTAAGAGCTGGCGCAAAGGGGCAAAGCCCCTAAGAGCTGACCGCAGAGGAGGAACGGCGGAGCGGTCTCATGGGATTTGCTTGCAAATTCCATCCGACCGCGGAGCCGATGACGACGAGAGATAAGAGATAAAAGATAAGAGATAGGGGATGGGGCGGGACGTGGTCTGCGGGGGGCGGAGTTGATGACGACGAGGGAGGAGGGACGACATGGAATATGATACGGACCACGAGCGGCGGCTGACGCAGGTGGAGCAGCGGAGCAAGAGCAACACGAAACGGTTGGACGAGGTGGAGGCCCGCCAGGACAATTTAGAGAAGCTGACCACCTCTGTGGAGGTGCTGGCCACCAAGCAGGACGCCATCAAGGACAACGTGGACACCATCAAGGCCGACGTGAAGACCCTGACGGAGAAGCCGGGGAGGCGGTGGGACGCCATGGTGGACAAGCTGATCTGGGCCCTGCTGGCGGCGGTGCTGGGGTTCGCGGCGGCGAAGGCGGGGCTGACGTGAGGGGAACTCGATCAGTCGGCGTTCAGGCGGGAGCGAAGCCCCTCCTGAAGGACCTGGGAACAGTTGATGCCGCGCTTCTCGGCCAGGTCAGCCATCCAGGCCGGGAGGGAAACATTCTTTCGGACGGCTCTGGTGTCCGTCAAAGCGCGGTAGGCAATGGTGTCCACCTGGATCAACGAGAATGTGCAGTTGGGGTCGTGAGGGAGGGCGTCCTGGGCGGTCGCGGGGGGGATGTCCAATCCCTCGTCCTCGGCCACCACCAGCCAGCCGGAGGCGGCGTCGGTGATCTGCTCAATGGCGTCTCGCAGGTCGTGCCCGGTCGTGACACAGCCGGGCAGATCCGGGACGCGGGCGTAATATTTTGCCCCGTTCTGATCCGGGGTGAGTACGGCGGAATAGATGTATTTCATAGTTACCTCCTATTGCTGTTTCGCTTGATCTCGCTCAGGATGTACCGCAGATCGTCTTCGTCAAAATCGTGCCGTTTCAGAGGGATCATGCAACCCAGCTTGGCATTGTAGTAGATGTCATGGTTGGTGCCGTGCCGCGCAAACTTGTATCCGCTTCCTTCCAATTCAGAAACGGCTTGTGCCCTTGGTTTCATTGGCATTCCTCCTTACAGCTTCTATTATACACAATTTTGTGTAAAATTCAACAGAAACATCGCATAGCAAAGTATTTTTATCGAACGAAAGGATGACAGACATGACAAATTGGAAAACCTGGGCCCGGGCGGCGGGGATCCGGGCGATCAAGACGGTGGCGCAGACGGCCATCGCCACCATCGGGACCTCCGCGGTGCTGGGAGAGGTGAACTGGACCATGGTGGTGTCCGCATCGGTGCTGGCGGGGGTGCTGTCCCTGCTGACCAGCGTGGCGGGGCTGCCGGAGTGCAGGGAGGACGGCGATGAATAAAAAGCCCGTGCTGTATCTCCAGACCGACGCCCGGTGGTCGAGTACGCCCTACCAGACCACGGGGGAGACCACCACGATCGGGAAGTCCGGCTGCGGGCCCACCTGCGCGGCCATGCTGATCGAGACCTTGACCGGGAAGACCTGCACCCCGGTGGACACCTGCGCCTGGAGCGTCAGCCACGGGTACAAGGCCCCGAACCAGGGGACCTACTACAGCTACTTCGCGCCCCAGTTTGCCGCCTACGGCATCGCCTGTCGGCAGCTGAACGGGGCCAGTGTGTACGGCAACCCCGGCGCCGCCGTCCACGACCAGGCGGTGGAGCTGCTGAAACAGGGCTACTACATCATCGCCTGCATGGGAAAGGGGAACTGGACCAGCTCCGGGCACTTTGTGGTGGCCTGGTGGCAGGATGGCAAGGTGCGCATCAACGACCCGGCAAGCACCAAGGACGCCCGGGTGAACGGGGACATCAACACCTTCCGGGCGCAGGTGAAATATTACTGGTCAGTGGACGCCAGGGCCTACAACGGGCAGGCGGAGGAGACAACCAAGGAAACGACAGAAGAAAGCGAGGAAGACGACATGGTTACCTATGAGAAATTAGAGGACGTGCCCAGCTGGTACAAGGACGCAGTGCAGAAGCTACTGGACGACGGGACCCTGAAGGGGGACGGGAACGGGAAGATCAACGTCAGCGAGGATCTTTGCCGGGTCCTGACCATTTTGGATCGGAAGGGTCTGCTGTAAGGCGGGAAGGAGGGATCGACCATGGCGACTTTGACCATTGAGGACTATAAGAAGCTGTATGAACAGGCCCGGGCGGCGGGGGACGCGGCGGGGATGCAGGCGGCCAACAGCGGGGCCAACGCCATCCGGGCGGCCAATGGGGAGGCGGCCCAGTACGCCACGGAGGATATCGCGAAGGTGGCCCAGACCGCCGCGTCCACCGGGTATACCACCCAGAACCAGCGGGTCTACGCCTCGTCGGACGGGAAGGCCGCCCGCCAGGCGGCGGCAGCGGCGCAGACGGCATATGTGGCCGCCAATCCCACGGCCACCCAGCCTCTGACGGAGCAGGAGAAGAGCAGCCAGTACGCCGACGCCCTGGCGAACGCCTCCGGCGTGACGCGCACCCAGGCGGCGGGCACCTCCGGCGCGGACGAGGCGCTGCTCAGCGACCAGGGCTATGCCATCGTCCAGCAGCTGAAATCCGACTTCGCCGCGGCCCAGCAGCAGTATAACGCCGCCGTGGCGGCGGGGGACACGGCGGCGGCGACCCAGGCCCAGCAGGCCATGGATGCCGCCCACCTGAACGCGGAGCGGGTCCGGGCGGGGGCGGGCTATTCGGGCGGCGCCGACGGCTCCATGTATCTGCCCTACTCGCTGTTGGGCGCCGGAACCTCCGACGGGGAGAGCGGCTCCGGCGGCTCCTTCTCCGGCTCCTCCTCTGGTTCCTCCGGCTCCTCTGCCCGTCAGACCAGTGGGCTGCGGGGGGCGGCCAGCCGGGACCTGACCGGCACGGTGGAGGACTACTCCGACTATCTGCGGCAGCTGTATGCCGCCAAGCAGGATAGCGCCATCGCCCAGCTCCAGGCCGCCTATGACAGCAGCATGGCCCAGCTGGACCAGACGGAGGCGGCCATTCCGGCCCAGTACCAGGCGGCCCGGAACAGCGCCGCCGCGGCCAGCGAGCAGGCCAAGCGGAATTTTGCCCAGTACGCCGCCGCCTCCGGGCTGAACAGCGGCACCGGGGGCCAGGCGGAGCTGGCCCGGAGCGTGACCCTGCAAAACAATCTGAACAGCATCGACAACGCGGAGGCGGACCAGCTGGCCGACGTGGCGCTCCAGCGGGCCAACGCCGAGCGGGAGTACAGCAGCGCCATCGCCCAGGCCAAGGCCCAGGGGGAGTACGAGCTGGCCAGCGCCCTGTATCAAGAAAAGGTGCGGGTGCAAAAGGCCCTGCTGGACCTGGAGCTGGAGCAGGAGCAGTTGGAATTAAAGTGGTACCAGGCGTACCAGAAGTAGACAAGGACGGGCCGCCGAGGGCGGTGTGTGGCAGCCGTCGGCGACGAAGGAGCCATACGGATGCCCATGCAAAGCTGCCCCTACGGGGTTGATCGAAAGTTTTTTAATCAATCGGGAGGTTCGTTCCTGTCTGTAGGGGCGACCCTTGCGGTCGCCCGAATTCCTGTTTCCTTTGTCCGAAACGCTGTATACGCCGGGGCAAAACTTTGGTATAATTCAAATTACATACCACAACGGCGCTTAGCGCCTGTGGGATAAAATAAAATGATACCAAAGGAGGTCCCTATGAGCGACAGGGAGTGGACCGGGGTCTATCAGGGCTCCGGGCGGGGATATGGCTTTGTGACCCCGGCGCAGGGGGGCGGAGATTACTTCGTCCCCCCGCGGCACGGCGCGGGGGCGTGGGACGGAGACACCGTCACCTTCCGGCCCCTGGGCCAGCCCACCGAGGAGGGCCGCCGGGGCGAGTGCGCGGTGGTGGCCGTGGTGGAGCGGGCCAACCGAACGGTGGTGGGGGTGGCCCGGAAGGAGGGCCGC